GAAGTCAATTGACCCCAAACAACATAACCTGGATTGAACTTAACAATTGGGTTTAGTTGTTTTAGATACATTTGATCTCTTTGTCCTAGTCTTGGGTTGAAGCGTAATTCTTTGATTGTATCAATTGCTGCTCTGTTATAACCAGCAGGTGCAAACCAGACTTCGGAAACAGTGTCGTTTCTTGGTAAAATGTAAGACATATGATAAATAGGTGAAACCCAAATATCTTGTCCTGTGAAGTTATCAAATACTTTATTAAATGACTCGTATAGAGCGATGTAATAAGTATTGAATGTATGAATGTTAGTTCTGGTTGATAGGGCTGCATTAACTGATACGTTATCACCATTGTCTAGAATACCAACACAATCACGTCTTGTTTGACATAGTGTTGAAATTGAAGACTTAACATCTGTTGGATATCCACAGTCGAAAACTAATGTGAAGTATACATTCTCTGTATCAAGAATGTCACCATCAATTAGACCTGTGTAACCATTTGCTAATAGTGTTGTACCTTCTGCTTGATCAATTGTTCCTGTTGAATCTAGTAGATCACCATCACTACCTTTCTTCATAGGTACTGGCTCAGATGAAGTAAATGCAGATGCTACAGAACCATAACATTTTTTAATTCTGTATGTAATATCACTTGTATCATCAAAGTCAGAAACATTGCCATTCCATGATTGAACTGCGGTTCCAAGTGCTCTGTCATTAAATACATTGACCATATCACCGTCTGCACCACCAGAAGCACCTAACCAACCCCAAATCTCAACACCTCTTGCGTCTTTGGCAATTACTACATAACCAGAATTACCTGTTTCTGGTGTTGTATCCCAATCAGCAAAGTTTTGTTTGTTGTCAGTAATTGTTGCTGCACCTGGAGTTAGAACTGCTGATACTGTACCAATTTCTTTGTCGTAGATTTTCATTAGTTGATCGTAACCACCTGAAAAACTACCACTCACTAGTTGCATTTCAGCTCTTAAAACTGCTGAATATGTTGCTAGTACATCACTAATCCATAATGAACCACCTGCTGAATCTCTTGCTAGTGGGTCAAAAGAAATCTCAAACGATTCGATGATAACATCATTACCATCAGATTGTTTTTCATAGACGTCAAGTACATAAACGTCCCATAGAGTTGGATTAGCCACTTCTGTTAAACGAATTGCCAACTTGTTGTACCATTGGCCTCTACCTAATGGGTAAAGAATACACAATGGGTAGTTGGTTGATACTGTTGCTAAATTTGTTTTAATTTCATCTTTTGAGTTTAAACCATCAACATAGGTAACTACAACGCTTGCTGTTGAATCTGATGCACCAATAGATGCATTGATTCTCATATTTGAATATGTTGCGTTGTCTGGTAGGCAGCGTAGAAAATACAGGGCGCCTGATTCGCCTAGGAAGTTATACGCATTGTATAAGCCTTGTCCGTAATTTTTACCGTAAACATGAATTGCTGGTTCTCCAAACTCTGAAATTAACTCTGATCTTGATCCGATGAACTTTAGTTTGTTGTCTTCACCCTTCTCGGTTAAAGCACAAATAAAACCGATTGTTGAAGGGGCTGCTTGTACGAAAGCAGAAAGGTCGATTATTTTAGTATAAACGCCTGGGGATACATTAGCCATTTAATGGCCCTCCGAAAAATTTACGATTCTCTCTAGATAAATCAACTCTATTTTTTACGATCCTTTCAGGCCTAAAAAAGTTTGAAATCTCCTTTAGAAATATAGATACCATGTAAAAAGTAATCTTCTGTCTATAGTCTTTACAATACTTGGGAATGTTGCTCTGGAGAACATAGTCATTGGACCTGTATACCCTCCAGTATTTGAAGCCGATGCATATAAACCACACTCACTAAGCAAGGCTCCATTTGCATCTGTAGTCTTAACAATAATTGTAATTTTAAGAACTAACCACTTATCATCATTGTAAGCATCTTGCTCGAAGTCTGCAGATTCAAGTGGTAGTTTATAGAATCCTTCTGATGGATAACCAGTGCTAATTACATGCCAGTCACCATTTGAAGCATCTGACGCATTTATCATTACTCTAGAAGCTAGATCGGTATCTGTAAGAGCTGGTGGAATTGGATCTAATGGATCAGATGGCAATACACCACCGTCTCCTAAACCAAACCAACTAATAAAATCAGTTCCAGATGCTGTAATATTTGTATTGTCTGTTCTTACGGCAGCCGAAGCTAACCATTCACGACCACTATAAACAACAAGGTTAGATTTTCTAACTAACTTCTTGTTATTATTCTCATCTAATTCATAGATCTCTACAAGACCTTTTGGACCTCTTGCTATGTCTTTGGTCTTTGAGACAGCATCCTTTAAACAATTGTCTCCGTAAAAATCCTTTACTTGAATCTCTAAGTTTTTAGAATCTTCCATAATACCGTTCCCTATACATATAAGGTTATTTTATTTTTGTTCTGATTTTTAGGATACTTTGGAAGAATAATAAGTATTTGAAAAGATTGGGTGCAAGGATAGACTCCCTGCACCCAATTTATTGATTATAATAGATATGTTCCGCAATTAGGACAATACTTTATAGCACCAGAAGCAGTTCTACCACAAGTCTGACATCTAGTTTTAATTTCTCTTGGTTGTTCAACATATTGTCCTGCATCTTTTCTACCTATCAGTTTAAGTACAATAACTTGAGATGGTTCAGCATTACCAAATGTTGTATAGTGAAAATCTTGTTTGACTTCACTACCTGGAACTGTAATACCCTGATCATTAAAATAACAATTAACATCACTTAAAGATGATTGAGATGGCCCAGATGATTGCGATGATGAACTACCACTAGGACTTGACATTGAAGTACTATAGATTCCTCTAACTGAATCAAATCCTTTAGTATAAACATCTATATTTCGATGTGTAACAAATGGTGTCCAGTTATAAACTACTGGCTGTTCATAAGCAAATTCAATTCTAACTAAACCATCTTCAATTTTATCACCACGATAATCTGAAATTTCTTGTGTTTTCTCAATGAACTTGAATCTATTATGAACTTGATTATTTTTCATAAATCCAAGTATTTCTGATGTTTCATTTGCTCCTAAAACAAGTGAATGATAATCGAGAACATCAGTACCATCAATTGTAATATTGGCTCTTGCTCTTTTTGTATTTAGGTTTTTTAATAGAAGGGAATACTCTGAACCGAATGGTAGGTAAACTTTGTCATCAATAACTCTTAAAATTCTTCCATTACACTTTACTTCTGCCACAAAATAATCTTTATACGTCATGGTACACCTCCATTGAACAGGCTACCGTCTAAAGCCTCTATTGTTTAAAGACGGTTGGATTAACAGTCGAAATCAACTGTTTATTGTTTGTTCTAATTATATATATTAATATCTAGGGGGAAACAATTCATTTCTAAAGGAGGATTATGGGGAAAATTGCAGCAGCACTAGCAAAGGCTACTGGTCATAAATGTTGGAATTGTGGTAAGCCTGGTATTCACTTTTTGACAAACAAACCGAGCCACCTTGGAGGAGAGTGGGGACTTATTTGTAACAGTTGCGGTAAAGACCTCACAGATTGGTATTTGTTGAAGGGCTTTGTCCGCGTAACCGATGTTGTTAACGCCGAAAGGAGATCGAGGATACGCCATGCCAGAATTGAACGCAATATCAATGCAGCAAGGGTTGGGAAACCTCTGTAATACTTGTGGTTCCCCAATGGAAGTCGTAGAGGAGTGTGGAAACGTTCAGATTCTTAGCTGTCTTTACTGTGACAGATGGAATCAAATTCCACGATCACCGAAGCCGTATATCAACAAGTGTTGGAACTGTCATTGGAGGATTGACAGTCGTAACTGCCCCAAATCTGATCTACCAGACATGGGGTATCATTGTCTCAATTGCGGGGAGGATTTGAGGAAACTCAAAGGGTATGGTACGGTGTGGCAAACCGCACATGATCGAATAATCTCAACAAGAATATAAGGAGATGTTATGGCGCATTATGTTATAATAGGGGATGATAAGGTCATTGAAAAAACAGATGCAGAAATACCAAGTTCAATAATCGGATTGGAGCATATTAAAGGAAAGTTACTTCCTGGTGATCGAAGACATACGATGAAGGTTGACCCTTCAATGATTTCTGAACGAAAGAAGGGTGAGGAGGTCTCCAACGAAATGTGGAGACCAGTTCTTACCTATGGGGATTTCAAAAGACACTACTGGTATGACTCGTTACTGTACCATGTGATTTCCGGGTTTCTTGGAGCAGGGACAGTTGCATCTCTTTACTATTGGCGAATCATTGATATGTTCGCCAAGTAAGCAGTAAGTTAGGGAGTGGTCTGAGGAACCACTCCCTAACAAATTACCATTGAAATACAGGACTTACTTTTTTTGCTTCTTCTGTTGTATGTTTATAATTCTTCCAATCATTTTCAACATCATCTGGAAACACATAAAACTTTGATTCGAAGTTTAGAATCAGTCCATCTTTCTTTCGAAGATCAGCTTTAACAATATATCCACCAACTGTTGGAAGTAACATTTTTTTCTTTAGATATCCAGACTGACCTTCAAAACAACCACATTGCATACAGAGCATTGGGCCAATTAAAGCTTGAACTTGAACATGCAGATGCCCTGCAAATAAGAATCGTGTTGTTGGTTTTTGTTGAACACTTCTTGAAATAATTTGCAGTTCGTTATATGAAATTTGTTCTGCAGCTTTTTGTAGTTTGTATGAAAGTGAATATGGTAGTCCACCATCTGGATGCCATAACTTTGCACTAACTCCTGGGAGAATAGGAACATCAACTTCATCAAAACCTAGATAATGAAAATCAGGTCTCTTTGCTGCTAATGCGACTAGTGGATTATGACCACCTCCTCTTTTAATAAATGAATAATCGTGATTACCACCTAGCCCATAATATTGAAACCCTTGTGGTAAATTCACGATAGCTGATTGTTCTTGTTCATCAGCAGATAGTGCATAAACTTCAAACTGTTGTCCTGGGAATACACCATACCCTGCAAAAATATCACCTGGAACAAAGATATCTCTAATACCCTTTTTGCGACAGATTTCTGCAAACTCATTCATGGCAGTTATTTGACAGGACTTAGAACCAAAGTGAAGATCAGACATTACACCAAAAACAATCTCTCTATCTTCAAGAGGTTTCTTTAATGGATCAACTTGAACAGCTACATCTGTACTTAGTATTACATTCTTGTCATCACAATAAATTTCATAACCTCTAATTCTAAATTCATTTGCTAACTCATAAACTTCTTTTGGTGTACAGCCTAATGTTTTACATAGTTCTTCACCACTAACAATTTTTCTCTTTTTCATTATTTTAATAAATTCTGAACCACGATCAATTTCTTCTCCAACTGATGAGAAACATTCACAATCTTCTAATGACTCACAAAAACATTCAGCTTTATCCTTTTTATCTTTTTCAGCGCGACTTTTTTCAAATGCTTTGGGTCCACACATTTCACTGAAGAAATTTTCAAAATCATCTTGTCTTTTAAGGCGTGAGTATGTCTTGCGGAATGCTTTTAATGTATTGCTATAACCAAATAAATCAACAACTTCATCATATGTTTCTTTTGAACCTTTACCATCTTTAATACATGAAATAATGTGATATGTCATTCCTGGTAATTTTTCGGACATTCCAATCCTCCATATTAAGGTTTTCACCTTTTCATTTTTGTTCTGAGTTGAGGGGACAAAAGGCCCAGTGTTTACGCGGTTCTTCATATTTTGAGGGGACGAGAAAACCTTCCGAGGGGACGAGATTAGATCTTATGTATTAAGACTAATTCTAGGTCGGTACAAATATATTATCACAACCAACAGTTGTAATAAATTCACCAACATCGAGAATAGAATTGTAATCAACATAACCATCAAAGTAAACAGTTGCATTACCAGCATAATTTTCTGTCAGTTGACCGTTAGTGTCACCATTCCATTCCCATCTTGAAAGAGAATCATTCCAGTAGTAAACATAAATGTTATTGCTAGAATCTCTACGCATTCTTAGTTTGCCAGTAACGTCATTAGAAGGAACGAAAGAATAACCCCAAGTTGAACCACCATCCCATGTATCGCAATCATAATATCCTGTAGAAGGAGCATGATCAGTAGTGCCAAAATTAAATGATACCCATGTATCTCCTTCATTAAAACCAAGATATAGATAATCAGATGAACTTGTTGGTGATTTAACTCTTGGTGTAGCAAAATCTACATAAATATCGAACTCACCAGTAAATGCAAATACTGTTGTGTAATCATGACGAATAATAGTAGATGTTGGTTCATATCTCAATTTGTTATTATAGATAGTTGGAACTGGTGTTCCTACATTATAGGTATGAGATAAAACATCTTCATCCGGAGCACTACCATCTACACCTGTATAATCTTCGCTACACATACCAAGTGGTGCTGTACTTAAACTAAATGAACTTGAACTTGATCTTGAACTACTGCTACTACTTGAACTTAAACAACTAGACGAAGAAGATGATGAAGAACCGTTAACATCTTCAACAACTAATTCTAAGAAGTCATTACCAGCACAATCAAAAATAGCGTCTTCATCAAAGTTTTGTACTTTACCGCCAAGTTGCCAATAACCAAATAATGTTGAGTCAACATATAAATCTTCTAATACAACTTCTGGATCTGTTCCTAATACATAGGTTTGTACATTCGATGTTGAATCAGGTACAGTAGCACAAAACACTGGATCATTGACATCTAACAATGGATCAATATATAGATTGTCTCTAATATCAGTTGCAGCACCAATATCGAAGAAAGAACCACAATCATATAATTCTCTTGAACCATATTGTCTTGCAATAATTGACTCATAACATTCTGTAGCTATACCAGCACAACATGGTTTACTATTACCAGTTAAGAAATCATTTATATCGTGTGTAATATCAATAGAGCCAAATACATCTTCTACAATAACAGTGTTGAATGACCTATTACGAAATGCTACAGCTTCTACTGGTACGATTCTAGCGTGATATGGTTTGAAGAATGTGATAACTTGTTTCAGTTTTGAAAATAAAGCGTCAAGTCCAAAAGAAAAATAGTTTATGTTAATAAAACCATAACTTAGGTTATACTTCATCCAGTCACCTAAATCATTCAAAAGACTTGAAAGTGTGACTGTATATCTATCTGTTAAATTGTCTAAATTTATTTTGAAATCAGGGTTGATTCTTCCAAGTAATGTTTCTGCATCTGTTTGACTTTGTAAAAAGTTTCTTGGACCTTCTCTAGCAAATAACTCATTAAAATCATTAACTCTTTGTACTAACTCAGCTCTTGTAGCTGGTCTTGTAGTTGAGAAGTATTCATATTGAGCCATGATTTGTTCAATATCAGTTAACACACCATCATAACAAATAAAGTTGTCACCAATGCCAGGTACGTTCCATTCTTTATCAAAGAAGTAGAGACAAGCAAGATACAACTCAAGTATAGAAACAGACTCACCAGTTGCAGTACAGTTAGCATCATCTGGTGGTAGTTCTCCGGTTAATCTCCATGTTTCGTAAAAGTCTTGTATCTTTCTAACTAAAATGGCCATAGAGACCATAACAGTTGATTCATCAAAAATAGGTTGAACTGCAAAATAAGGAGTTCTTGATGGAAGATTTAATTTTGTAGTTGTGTTTAATTGTTTAATTTTATCTTCTGTATATAACCAGTGTGGATCGTTGATTGTTAGAACATCATAACCAAAATGAATACCACTTCTATTGTTAGATGATGTTGCAGCTATATCACCACGGAAAACAAGATCATTTGGATTTTTACCAGCTCTATTATCATACTGTAAGAAAAACTCATATAAACTAAGTTCACCTATACCATAATACTGTAAAACATCTAACATACCTTGTGGAGTACCTTTAACTTTATATAGGTTAACTAGATCTAAAAAAAAGTTTGCTTTTTCTGTTGGTGTGTTGTTACTTTGTGGAAAACGAATTGATGCTGAATATTGATATCCAAAACTTCTAAATAATTCATCAAGTTGATCATTGGGGACTGAATATATATCTGAAGCAGTTGTTTGAAATGTGCCAATTGTTCTTAAAGAAGCATACCAATCACGGATAAAATTTCTTAGTCTGATAGAGTCATTAGAATAAAAAGCTATTTGGTCAAGAACATTTCTAAAGAAAGTTTCTGA